TTATAGCAGGTCTAAACATTGCGTTAATAGAAGATAAATCTACAATATTTTTAGGCTTAATTGTTCTAATTAAATTTATCATATTGTCTGAACCAAATTGAAATATATCTTTACAATTGCCTGTTTCGAACTCATCATATACCTTTTTATCATCGAAATTAGATTTCAGGATTCGTTGTTCCAAATCTTTTTCACCATACTTTTTCTCAATAAGTTTGAATGTATCGTTAATTACAGATGCAGCTTTAAGTCCAAGAATATCAAGCTTACAATATCCAAGTTCACTAACCTCACGTTCATCACCACCTTCTTGTACACCTGTTACTGTTTCACCTTTAAGTCTTAATAAAGGTATTTCTGAGCAATCCAAATCTTTATTTGATACTAATATACCTGACGCGTGACGTCCAGTTTGTCTAACCATACCTACCATTTTAGGTGCAATTTTTAAGAACAATTCTTTATTATCTTTTATAAACTGCATTAGGTCTTTTTCACCTTTTTTCTGCGCAATATTAAAAGCATTTTTCATTTCATAATCTATAGGAGAATTAGGGTCGTCGCTAAAATATCCTGTAAGTTTATTTGAAAGTACAAAGTCTAGTTCATGTATTCTACATAAATCCTTTACTGTTGTTTTGGCACCAAATTTACCAAAGTTTGCTATATGACATACACGTTGTTTACCAAACTTATCTTTTAGATAATCCTCACAGCGTTTTTGTGTGTCTGAATCTATATCTAAATCAACGTCTGCAGGGTCTATACGAGCAGGATTTAAGAACCTTTCAAAAATTAAGTTGTGTCTTATAGGGTCAATTTTTGTGATATCAAGTACAAACAATACAAGTGAGCCACCAGCAGAACCACGTCCTGCACCAGTTGCACCACCTACTTTATATACAAAGTTATTTAATAAATCATCGAGAATTAAGAAATAGTCAATAAAACCTTTTGACTTGATAATATCTAATTCGTATTTTAATCTATCTGTATATTCTTTATTGTTATCTGGAAGTAAACCATTTTGTATTTTTTCAACCCATTTAACTTTAAGTTTTTGCATGAATTCAGATTCACTTAGCTTTTTGTCTTCATGATACTTTGGAAAATTATCTGGATATTTAGGCATTTTGATTGACACCTTGTCATTTATTTCAAATGTAGAATCAATAGATAGTTCAAGGAACTTTTTATCTAAACCATATTTTTCTGCCTCTGCATATATTTCATCAATCTGTTTTATGTATAAAGAATGTACAGTATAAAACCAATCTTGTGGTGTATATGAATTGACTGTTTCACGTTGGCGTATTACATATAACAAGTATTGTATATACCAATCATCTTTATTTGCATAGTGATAGTCAAGTGCAAAGACAGGTTTTATTCCTGTTTTTTCGTATACCTTTTTATAGAAATTATTACACTGCATTTGCATATCCAAATTATTGAGTTGGATTTCCAAATAAAAATCATCACCAAATTTATCGCGATATTTTTTTATTAACTCCAATGCTTTTGTTTCGTTTCCTGAAAGAATATATTGATTCCATTTTGATTGAAGACAACCTGTAGTTATTATATTGTTTTCATTTAATCCATTGTAAACCTTTTCCATACTTGAAAGAGGTTTTCTATAGTAATGGTCAAAGCTTTCATTAGATACATTAAGTATATTTTTAACACCATCATAATTTTTTGCGTAAACCAATGTGTGATTGTTTGATGCCTCTGATTTATCGAAGTCATCTGCATCTCCTATAGTTTCTGATTTACCACGTTTGATATCTAAAAACTTTTCATTGTCATTATGATATAAATCATTTGTATATAACTCACAGCCAATGATAGGGTTGATTCCAGTTTCCACTGCATGATTGTAAAATTTATAGAAAGACGACATATTACCATGTTCAGTTAGTGATATACCGGGTGCACCAACCTCTTTTGCACGCGTCATTATATCTTCTATTTTCGTTACACCATCCCCTTGAGAATAAGTAGAATGACCATGCAGCGGAATATAACTGGTGAATTTATTACCTTTTTTGTATTTTAATTTGTAATCGCACTTTACACACATATTTTATCTTTTTTATTATATACTATAATATAGGCAATTTTTCCGAGATATGAAAGGATTTTTGTAAAAAGTTATTAACAAAATGTCCACGGCTTCTCACCGTTTTTTATAATTCTATGAAGAGATGTAACGTGTACATATATTTTACCAAAGTCTTTTTCAGGGAATAAAAGTAGCATAGCGCACATTAACTTCATATAAGTTTGATTGTCATAACAAAAATTACTATCAAAATTTTGACTTCTTACAAAAACGTGTATATCTATTTTATCTTCTCTAGATATTACCTGAAACGTTGAAAGACATGCAGCCAGTCCTGTATCATCATCTTGATATTGTTTATGTAATACACACTGTCTAGATTCTATACCTCTAACCAAAGCTATTTTTGACATATCTCTTATTATTTCTTTTCTTTCTACCTCGTCTGCATCTAATGCTGGTGGTATTTGTTTGTTCATAAAAGAAGTGTCAACCTCTATATCATAATTAAAATTGTATATTTCTTTATACGTGGTAGAGTCTAGTTTTTCCAGTAGACTTTTTATTTTCTTTATTATCTTTTCCATAATGCTCGATTATTGATTTATATGTTTTTTCTATACCTTTTTCATTATCATAAGCTTCTGCTGGTAATTGATAATGTGGGAATAGTTTATAAAAGTTTTTTGATATACCATTATGCCTTGCTAAATAATCACCAGCTGGTATTAGATTTATGTGGTCTCTTAAATCATATGATTCTGTTATATTCTCTATAATACGCAAATATTGAGAAAATGGTACAGGGTTGTCTTTACTGAATATAAAATCATTTCCCCAACCATTATCCATAAGTAATAATTCTAAAAACATATCTGCAAAATATTCATATCTCATATAATCCTTATCGATATCAGGATTAAGTAATACATCTAATTTTCCACTTTCATTAAGTGGTGACAATGTATAAGGTATACTATTTTTATCGCAATATATCTTTTCACATATTTTTCTAATCATAGACGAATTATCAAATGGTGCATCGCCATAAATAAATACAGGCTTAATTACCATCATTTTATCAAAATCCATTGATTGCTTTGTCGCTAGTTCGCCAGAATATTTAGAAAGACCATAAAGTGTTTTAGGGTCTATTGGAGCTCCTTCACTAAATACACCATTGTTTTTCATATATTCATCAGGGTCAAATACTGCAGTTGTTGAAAAGTAAATTAGTTTACAACCAACAGAATTTGCAACGTCAATTAAAAATTGAGTACTAATTATATTTGAGTTTACAGCCTCATATGAAAAATCATCACACTTATCTGTATTTACATAAGCAGCTGTATGTATAATAATATCTTCTGGTGAAAGACGCTTAGCTACTTTTGCCAATACTTCTCTATTTGTTACGTCTACTTCTTTAGGTTTTACTAAAACACCATTAAGATAACTAAAGTCATTTGTATATTCAGCAAGGTCTGAATTGTCCATTACTTCAAATCTTTGTTGGCTGCTATTTTCTAAAGCTTTAATTATTGAAGTGGCTAGCATACCACTTTCTCCTGTAATAAATAATTTTCTCATAATTCCCTTTGTATTTTATTTGCTGATTGTTTTATTGTGTCTTTTGTTGTATCGATTCTATTCACTTCAATATCATATTGTTCATTAGCTTCCTTTAATACTTCGTAAAAAACTCTTCTATGCTCTTTCCAATCTTTGATATCTAAATCTTTTTCGTCATGTTTTACAAATCTTTCTTTTACCAATTCATAAGAACAATCTATAAAATAGAATTCTTCACCTCGAACAATAGCTTCTGCCCAAGACATAAAAAATACTTTTTCGTTTATATTTCTATTATATAGTCTTGAGTATACTATTTGTGATAAAAAAGACCTAATATAAACCAATGTATTACCTTTTCCATTTTTAACAACTTGTCTTCTTATGGAGTCTTTTCCTGTCTTGTCAGGTCCGTCTATATGTATTATTCTAACTAACGCCATTTTCCTTTATTCATTAAATCAATCATAATAGAAATAAATTTTAATTGGTCTGATTCTACTTTTCCAAATATTAAAGTTTTATAATACTTTAGTTTTCCTGGTATCTGATGAAAATTAAACTTGTCATTTGCAATTGATGATACATTATGAATACCTCTAAATTCTTTTATATCTTCAAGTGGTATACAAACAACCAATTCATCTCCTTCATCGTCGTTTAGATGATAACTCCATCTGTCGTCAATAAAAGATTTTGATGATATTTTATCTTCTACCAATCCTTCCCAAAATTTTATTTCTTGTTTTGCAGCAGGATTTTCATAAAAACATATTGTTAATTTAGTTACCAGTTGAGCCAAAGCCTCCATCTCCTCTATTTGTTTCTGTTAATTCGTCAACCTCTTCAAACTCAAAATTTGGTACAGGCATTACTATTATTTGACCTACTCTATCGCCAACTCTATATCTTCCACCAATAGGACCACTCATCTCCTTAAATCTAAGTTTTACTGGACCTCTATAACCAGAATCAACAACACCAACACAATTTGCTAATACTAAATTCGTTTTTGATACCGAGCTTCTTGGAAACAAAAAGCCTACATGACCTTCAGGTATTTCCATAGCCAAACCTGTATCATATTCTACATAAGTCTCAGCCATATTCATACTAATACATGTTAAATCCATACCAGCATCACCGTGCTTTGCATATTTAGGTATTGTAGCTGCTGGGTCTAATTTTTTAATTTTTATGTTCATAAACTATCTCCAATATATTTCCATTTAATATTTGTATTCCTTCATTTAATTTTCTATCCATAGTCTGTTCTGTATATAATCCTAGATTCTTTTTTAGATAAACCTTAAATCCGCTATCATGAAGTTTATTTGCGTTGCCAATATCATCATCTAAACAAAAAGCTACTTGTTTAGGGTCAAAGTTATTGATAATATATTTTTCTTTTTCTTCGTCAAATACTATCGCATCATAACAGATATCATTTTCTTTTAACCAACTTAAAGTATCTGAATATATTCTAAAGTATTTTTTATAAGGTCTTGCAGTTAATAAAACAACATTGTAATTTTTACATGTTTCTTGCATAAATGCTCTAGCACCATCAAGTACATCAAGCTTTCCTTTAATACCACATGTTCTATATTCAGATTTTATTCTGTACTGCTCTTTTTTATCTACTTCGGATTTGAATTGAGCAAGAGATTTATATCCTGCCCACTTCAAAAATCCACCTGGCCAGTCTGCAAGAACACCATCAATATCGATAAAAGCTATCTTTTTATCTGACGCCTTTATTTTTTCCATAACTTCTTCTTGTCTAAATTTTGCCTCGACAACCTTTGATTTATCAATAAACTTTTGATGTAAATCATCTACAGAAAATCCATTAAGTTGTATAATGCCAAATAAATATTTTAGTACATCAACGCATTCTTCAAGTACATTGTCATTAATATCCTCTGTATCTTTAGAAGTATGCATTTTCCAATCTATCTCATCTAACACCTCATACACTTCTTTAGACAGCGCCAGAACGTATTCTTTGTTCCATTTGATTTTTAATTCCTTATTATTAACTATATCATTAACGGAAAAACCTTGTTTTTTGAAAAACTTTTCTGTAAATGATTTTTGTATTTCAAATATTTCTTTTAATTTATCCATTATTTTTTAACTCCAAAACTCTATCTAAAACTTCATTTGCTTTTATTTTATGACTCCATTGAGCAAACCTACCTAATAATTCTATGTTATCCATTCTTTCAATATTTATACTTTCTTTAATTTGTATTGGTAGATTTTCGAATTTCATTTCTATTTTATTACCTTGTATTTCCATGCCTTCAATTGGCTCTGCTGATTCGTATACAATATAGTCTCTAAAGAATGTTTGTCTAGTCCAATCTGTATCTGCAGAATATACGTAATCATACCAAAGCGATGGATGCTTTTTTGATTCCATCATATCATCTAGTGTTTTACTATATTCTGTTTTATAAAATGATTTGTTTGTTGTTTCCAAACTCCAATACATATCTGTCCAATGAGGTGTAATTTTTTTCATTACATTTAGATTTAATGTCGATATAATATTATTATAGTCTGATGAAGTACCATCAGTAAATTCTATATTACGCTCTAATACATCTAAATTCTTTACAGAAGTCTTAATTAACTGACCTCTATTTTCAATTATTTTTAGCAATTCCGTAAATAAAAATTTATAACTATCTTCACCTAAACCATCTATTTCAACATGCTGTATTTCTGTCATACCTTCTGATAAAAAAGAAGATTCTGATGTGTCTCTACCTCTTGTTTTTTTAGAATATAATTTTCTAAACTGCTTTGAAGGTTCATCGTTAACCTCACCGTTTTCATTAAATCCTATAGTTGCTATTTCCAATGAAATTTGACTTTTTGGTAAAACTTCTTTTATAAAACTTTTCATATTATCAGTTGCCTGTAATAATCTTGGACCTGGTATGAAAGGTAAATTTAATTGACCTAGCGGTTTTTCGTCTATTATCTTATATTCACTAAAATAATATGCTGCAATTAGTCCGGCTGGACCTGCTCCTAAAATATAATTATTGTTCATTTTGTAACCTCTTTATTGTATATAATATAACAAATTTTTTTAACATATAAAAATTTATTTTAACCAATTTTCCTTCTCTTTATCTGAAGGCCACCTTAGTGGAAGTTGGCAATATTTACAAACCCATCTTATTGTATAACCTTTTGTAAATTTTAATTCTTGTTCTTTATGACTGCAGTTATTTTGTATCTTTTTTATTTCTTTTTTTAGTTTGCGAATCTTGTCGTTTAATGCGGATACGTCCATTGGAGTTCTCCTGTTTTAGATTATTGACCAAAAATTCTTTATAATACAACTGCTCTATCCAATCAGGTGATTTCACAACTTCCTCCTGCACATGCTAATTCACCTGAAAGATTTGTATTATCTTCTACTTCAATAACACTTGATAAATCAACCTCAGCTAATGATTTCATCATTTCTTCATATTTTTCTTTTGTAATATCTTCGAATGGAGCTTGAGTATATGTTCCTCCATCATAAGGTAAAACAGATAAACCGTTATAGTGTTTTCTATTTGTCCACATCCATTCACCAGCCAATTCCCAATCTTCTTGCTTCAAAGATATTGTTGCTGAAACATTATGAGTATTAGAGCCAGCTCTATGTCCTGATACGACCCATTCGTTAGCAACTTTTTTAACTCTTTCTAATGTATTGAATGGAGACTCTGTTCTTAAAATAGAGCCTTCAGGTGCCTTTTGAGGTACTTGAATTACTGCTGTATCGTGTGGTCTAAAGTATTCGTCTTCTACTAATTCTGGGTGATTACTTACTAGGTATTGGTATATAGATTCGTTTTTACCAACTCTAATTCTACGAATATAATAATCATTATGCCATGCATGAATACCAGATGAAGTACCTAGAACTAGACTTGTGGTACCTGCAGGTTTAACAGTTGTTGTTCTTGCTGATTTATTTATTCCTATAATTTTAGCAACTCGAGTATTTTCTCTTTTTACTAAACTAGCAGCCTTTTTCATATCATATCCAAGTACAACACCAGAACCAATACCTGTCATACTAACACCAATTAGTGCATCTTTTTCAGTTGTTTCTTTCCAAATATCTCTTAAATAATGAAAGTCAGTATATCCTGCTTGAAGTGTACCAATAAAAGCAGCAACTTTAACTCTTTCGTTTAAGTCATCTTGTGACTCAATATTTGAAACATTTACTTCACATAAATTACAAAACTGATTAGGTCTTAAAGCAATTTCACAACATGGATTCGTTCCCCAATCTTTGTCATTATTAAGATATATACCAGGTTCTCCTGCTCCTGATAATTCTACACGTTTCCATAAATCAAGAAAAAATTCTTTTGTTATTTTATGTCTCATTAAACACGCTGAATTATTTGCTCTACCTCTCTGCGGATTAGTTTCCCACCAATTACCAGATTTACACGCAATCATTTCGTCATCATCTGCATTAAATAAACTAATTAGTGCCGCTCTTCTAATACCGCCTGCAAGAACTGCATCTGCAATATGACAGACAATATCATGAGCCTCTAAAGTTGTTAACCTATCACCTGTTTCTTTTGATTCTAATATACCTTTTACTTTTAATATACATTCTTTAAGCGGCTGAGGTCCTGGAGCTTTACCACCTGAAGTAACTAACATTGCACCTTTTGGACGAACATCTGAATAATCAAACTCAACTCGACTACCTCCGCCATTCATATAAGATTTCATTAATACTTTTATTGCATCTGCCCAACCTTCAATTGAATCACCAATTAAAAATCTTCTTTTTCTTTTTGGATATGGTTTTTGAATCATTGGTAATTTATTTACATGATGTCTTTGAACGGAATAGCCAACACCTGTCCCACCTAACAACAAAAACATTGTTTCACTAAAAGCATCAATAGAGTCTATAGGAAGATACGCACAATTATATATTCTATTAGGAGATATTTCTATAGGCTTACCACCAAATTGCAAGCTTCTCATAGATGGAAGTACTTTTTTATCGTATACCAATTGGTATTTTTCTTCAATTTCGTCTTTTAATTGCGGAAATTTCTTTTTGTGCATTTCCTTATTTCTTGTAACTAACTCTTCCCACGTTTCTCTTCTGTTTAGCTCTGGTACAAATTTTGCGTACTTCATATAAACAGTGATTTCTGATAATATTTGATTTGATACTTCCATTTGACTCTTTCCTTTATTAAATTAAGACTGAAAAAATTAGCCGGCCGTGGTATGGCCAGCTTACTACTATAAATATACTAGTCATCTAATTCTTCAAATCTTTTTTTCATTTCTTTTCTTAAATATTCTTCGTGATTTGCCATCTGACCTTTTAGCTCGGCACCCTTTACAGATTTTTCATCATATATTTCAAAGCTACCATTGTTTGTGTTTATTTGACTTGGAAATGTAATTCCGTCAGGACCAAATCTATTTTTAATAACATGTATTCTACCTGTGCCTCCAACCTTATCTTCAATTTTTCTACTTAAAGACATAACAAAATCTGCTGTCATTATTTTACTATAAGATTCTGCAATTTTATCTGCTTGAATTACATTTTCTTGTAGTGCAGAACGATTTGCCTGTGATGCAGTCCACACTGGTACTTCTAGCTGACCTGCCAAACCTCTTAGTTCTTCATATATGTTTCCTAATTCTAATCTATATTCTTTTGTACCACCTGAACCTCTTAATAAATCTGCATAATCTACAATTACCATATCCGGTTGTTTGCCTAACATTTTATATCTTTCTACATGTGAAAATATTGTAGATATTGCAGCTGTTTTTGTTGGATAATATTTTATAACAAGATTTCCTTTTATATCTTTTACTGTCTCCTTAACTGTATCGATATTATATTTTAATTCTTGATTTGCTATTCCAGTTATAACTGAATCGTATCTTAAACCAACATAGGCTTCATTTAATTCTAGAGTATAATGTAAAACATTTTTACCTTTTTTTATTGCCTGAGCACCTAGATTAACAAGCAGAAACGATTTACCAATACCAGCTGGTGCAACCACAACTCCTAACTCTCCTTTGCCTAAACCACCATCCATAAGATTGTCTATAACATCCCAACCAGTTGGTGAAATATATCTTGTCGCTTGATTATATCTATCTTCAACAGAATCAACATAATCATGGCCTACATTTCTTTCAGCTCCAGCTGTCATTGCTTTATCTATTTTATTTTTTATTGCGTCATATTTTCCTGACTTTAATAATTCTACTGAATCTATTATTGCATTTTTTAATACTTTGTTTTTACAAAAATCAAGTGTCTGTTCCATTACAAATTCTAAATCCTCAGATTCCAAATATTTGTAAGTATCTTTTATATTAGAAACTACACTTTTCTTTAATACATCATCAGAGATTTCTGATATTTTTACCTTCATAACCTCAGCTGTAGGTTGTGTTTTATATTTTTCAAAGTATTCTTTTATTGTTGAAACTAAAAATTGATTTGACTCATTTTCAAAATATGATACATCAAGAATATCTTGAATTTGTTGTAAAAATTCTTTACTTTTTAATAAACACGTTATAATTTTTATTTGAAATGTATAACCGAATTCGCTTAATCTATCACTCATAACTCTTTACTGCCATTGCCTCTAAATGTGAAAAACAAGTTTTTAACCACATATCAGGATTTTTTATTGCTGTATATGTTTTGTCCTCCAACATTAATTTTTGAAATTTATATTTTACTAATCTATTTATAGGTTTTCTTACTGCGTCTATAATATATGACTTTATATTACCTGGAATATCAACTTCAGATAGCTGCATTAACTCATAGTTTAATCTTATTATATCTTCACTATCTAATATTTCTTTTATTACTTTTGATGTATCATCTGTATTTTTTACATAATCAAGTAAATCTTCTATTGTCACTTTATTTTCTTCAAATAATATAGGTAGACGTTTTTTAAGTGTTTTTACACCTACACCTTTTATGCCTGGTATGTTATCTGAAGGGTCACCTTTCATTGTTCTATATAATAAATAATTATGAGCAGGTATTTCAAAGTCTTCATTGACTGTGTCCTTAAAATAATATTTCTTTTTTGTTGGTGACCAAACTTGTAGTCTATCGTCAACAAGTTGTAAAAAATCTTTATCTGTTGACATGATATATACATGACTTTTAGGATATACTTGTTGAGAAATGTATGCCATTGCATCGTCTGCTTCTATATTTTCTGGTGCAATAACTGTAATTGGTAGTGTATCAAGATATTGTGTTAATCTACTAATTTGATTTTTCATAGATATGCTTTCATCTTCTTGATTACTAAAGGAGTTTAGACGAGTTAACCGCTTTCTAACTTTTCTATTTGCTTTATACTCAGGAAAGAGTTTTCGCCTTTTACTAGAACCACCTTTGCCATCAAAACAAACAATTACTCTTGTAGGTTTGATATTTTTAATTGCGTAACCAATAGATTGCAGAAAACCCGTCATGCCTCCAATATGTATGCCGTCTTCATTTGTACTTGGATTAACGGCGAATGCTCTAATGAAAGTATTCAAACCATCTATCAACAAAATTCTATCGTTAGGTGACTGACTTGTTGAATTACTTTCTTTAAGATTTTTTAGAATGTCTATATAACTTTGCTTCATGTATTAAATATAACAAAAATTTCCGACATAATAAAATAAAAAACGTAATAAGTGGGCGTGTTTTTATTTTATTGTAATTGTCTTTGCCTTAGCTTCTTCAGACTTAGGTACTGTGATTTGTAATAAACCATTTCTCATTGTTGCGTCTAAATTTGATAAATTGTAGTCTGGACTAACCTTCCATCCCATGTCAAAGCTTCGTCTTGCAATACCTCTATGTAGGTATTCAGGAGCTTCTTCATTAGATGGGTTAGACTCTACGCTTGGTTTTTTGTAGGCAACCTTCAAAGTATTACCTTCTACTGAAACCTTAATTTCATTTTTTTCTAAACCAACACATGCAATATCAAAACATAAAGTATCATTTTGAGTAAATACATCTACTGGATAATCTGGCTTTGCTTCTATAAAAGAATTAAAACCAACGTTTGAATCAAAAAAGTTTTTGAATAATAAATCGGTCGAGAGGATTCTCTCACCTATCAAGTGTCTTGTCATAATAAATCTCCTTAAATAATTTAATTGTTGTTAACGCCCACTTAGTACGTTAATCATATATAAATATACAGCTACTTGTTTTAATATGCTTTACCATTTACTATAGTTGTCCAAACATATCCTTTTTCTCTAAGCTTTTCCATTTTTAGATGATATTGATTTTTTCTTATAGCTTCATTTTTTAATACACGCTTCTTAAATGAAGGCTTAATATATTCTTGTTTAGACCTAAACTTACCTATAGTATCTGAATCTTTCATTTGTCTTTTTAGATATTTTAAGGCTCTTTCTAATGTTCCAGGACTTTCATCTGGAACGTTTACACCATTAGGATTACCTTCTAAAAAGAACTCGTGTCTTCCTAATTTTTTTCTAAATGTTTTCTTTTTTCTATCACCTTTGTAATTTGTAGATGATTGATTTTTGTGCTTTTGATTTCTTTTGTACGCCATTTCTAATTTTTTAATTTATATAATTTATTTCAAAAATAAAAGGCTCTTGGTTGGTCAAATAAATCATAAATATTAGTGAGGATTTTTGACTCTTAACATTCTGCACCACGAGAAGGTGGCCTTTTTTCGCAGAACAAAGGTGTATATTATAACACCTTAATTACATCAGATTTTTTTACTTCAACTACTTCAAATTCTACTGAATCGTTTGCAAAATCTGCATTAACTTTTACTTCTGCATCTGTAACTGATACAGCTGAAACTAAATAAGCTTCTTTTTTCCAAGTAATTTTTCTACCATTATCTGTAGCTACTTTTACTCTTGCTAAATAATACATATCCATAACCTTTTCTCCTTATTGTTTAATATATAACTTACCTTGTCTGATATATAATTTACCTGTAGGTATTTCTTTTAATTCTTTACCCATTAAATCATATATTTTACTATTGTTTTTCCACATACAGCAACTACATCCTAATTGACATACTTCATTTATTGAAGTCGGTAACATATTAAGTAATACCCATGAAAAACTATTTTGATTAAATACTAACCAATCTTCTATACTACATACTTCTACCGAACCGTTCTCATAAATATATACATCATACGCTACTTTAATTGTATCTGATGTTGTGATTTGTGGAAAATAATCATACATACCTGAACCTGTATAACACATGCCAGTTCCTGCAAATCCAGTACATATTCCCCAATATATTGTCATAGAATCTGGATTGTGTACTATACCTGTTGTATCAAGTCCTATATTAAATCCTTGACTTTGGTCTATCCAATATGTTATTGAATCACAGCAAAAATACGGTGCTGTCTGTTGTGCTTTCGCCTGAAGTCCAAACGATACTAATAATACTAATAATAATTTTTTCATAATGATTCTGCTGTTTCTCTTAATTCTCTTGCTTCAGCTATCTGTTTTACTAATTTTTCACACTCTTCAACTACACCTGGATGTTCACCAACCCCTACAGAATTTGACATATAATTTGCCAAGTTTGCTTTTGCTTCAGCCTCTTGTGCGTCTGCTTTTGCAATAATTGCTTTGATAATTAAATCGTTCATTTTTCTCTCCTTTTAATAAATAACAATTCGTAAGATGGCAGGATTCGAACCTGCAGTTTTTTAAGTACCAGTTTGTAGGCTAAAAACTTAAAAAAAGCCGTATATCGAATTCAGTACTCTTTTGAATTCGGGCTCAGGTGCTACCTTAACCTAATACCTTCTATCATTCCTAAGAATGACTCCAAAGGGTGTCTTCCAAGTAAAGTCGATTGGGTTTTATATTCCCATCGACAATGCATTCCACCACATCTTATGAACTGTTAACCTATTGGCACATCATCATCACCGATTTCAATATCATCAATACCGATGTTGTCTGTTTTATATGCCATTACTAATGTTTCACAAATTTGATTATAAATTCTTTCTTTCCTTCCAGGGTCTGAAAGAACTTTTTCCTCAAAATCTTTTGATAAAAACTTAATTTCTTCTCCAGTCTCTGTACATATATAAGTATACCACGAACCGCCTTGTTTCAATAAATTATAGTCTTTCATTACCTGTAACCAACTTCCTGTATCATCTATTCCTGATTCGAAATAAATATTAAATTCAGCTGTACGTAATGGAGGTCCCATTCTATTTTTAACTACAACGGCTTTTGTTTTTATACCTATTGTTTGTTCTTTACCTTGAATCTTAGCTTTTATCTGACCTGCTGCTTTTAATCTTAATCTACAACTTGCATGGAATTGTATAGCTTTTCCACCACTTGTTGTCCAAGGGTCTCCAAACATAACTCCAAGTTTTTGTCGAAGTTGATTTGTAAAAATTAAAGCTACTCTTTCTCTACCAATTAGTTGAGTAATTTTTCTCATACCTTTTGATAATACAATTGCCTTTGATGTTGCCCAGCCTTCTTTATCGTAATCTTGTGCCTGTTCAACTTTTGTTGTTGCTGCTGCAACTGAATCTACTGCAATTGTTACTAGCCTATCTTTATCACTTTCTTTAACTTTTAGAATTATATTTTCAATTACTTCAAATATATCCTCTACAGTTTCAAGTTGTATATAAAGCATTTTAGAAATATCAATACCAATTGCTCTTAAGAACTCTTCGTTCATTGCATTTTCAGTATCAATATAAACAGCCAGTCCTCCTTTTTTCTGAGTATTTGCAAGTAAGTGAGCGGCTAATAGTGATTTACCAGAAGCTTCCATTCCAGTAATCTCTGTAATTCTACCTACAGGTAAACCACCATTGGGCCTATTAGAAATAGCAAGGTCAAGAATAGATGAACCAGTACTTATCCACTCTGTTAAATCAGTAGGTGTGTCTTCAGCACCATCTAAAAAATATGCTACCTTCATACCCTTAAACTGCTTATTAAGAGAATCTGCTAATACAGATGCTAATTCGTCTCTATTTGTTTTCTTTGCCTTTGCCATATTATTTCTCCTTACTCATTAAATAAATCATCAAATGCTGATTCTATATTCTCAGTTGATTTTACTCCTGTAGCTGCTGCTGTTGCAACTGGCTTTGCTTCTTCTTCTGAAGAATCAGGGTCTAACCATTCAGCTAATACAGCTTTTAAGTCATCATAAGATTGTTTTTTGAAAATATCAAAAACATTTTTCTGACCACTAATAATCTTGTCTGCTATATTAGAATCTTCAGTAGCTGCTGTTTGATTAGGTTTTACTCTAATTGCAGTTCTAGGAAACTGTCCTGCTCCTTCTGCTGGAGTAAATTCTACAGAAATATCTCTACCTGCTTTTACATCTGTAATATCACCATAATCAGGGTCAGCTATAAATCCTAATAATTCTGTATAAACTTGCTTACCAAATCCCCAAAGCTTAACGCCTTCAGATTCTTTACCTCTAACTAATACAGGTACATAAACTCTCATTTTTGGAGTTAGTTTTTTAGCTAAATTAAAATCATCTGATTTTCCAGTAGCTCTAAGTTTTTGAGCAAATTCTTCTACAGGGTCTGCTTCTCCATAAGTTATAGGTGAAAGATAATTTTTCTTACCTAAGTCATAATGAAAATACAATTCCTGAAAAGGATTGTCTTTGTTGTACTGATAAGGTACTATCCTTACCTGGTTTTTTCCTGGTTCAGGCTTCCATAACGTGTCCTGTCTTCCAGTTTGAGATTGTAAGTTATTAAGCTTACGTCTAATTGCATCTAAATCAATTGCCATTTTTTTCTCCTTTTTTATTTGTTATTTTTAATTTCTTGCACATTTAATCTAAGCTCTTGTGCGTGAGCTTTAATTTCTTGCATAGCTTTACGAACTCTTGTTCCAGCAGACATGTTTCCATTATTAAATTTTTCAACATCTGTTTGAACTGTCTCTAAAAGCGTTTTCATATGTTCTATTGAAATTGCCATTTGTTTCTCCTATTTTTAATTATTATTTATAATATAACAAAAATTTATTAAATTATAAAACTTTTGTTAACTTTTTTTCAAATTTATTTTTATATTTTTGTATAGCTAATTCCTTAGCTTTTGCTTCGACCATAACATCGATATCTAAACCATAGTCATTGATTTCGTCAACAATATAATCTGAATGAGCTTGCACTTTAATTTTTTGGCATTCATTATACATTTTTTCCATAGTAGGAAATTTGCCAATTTGTTCCAATGTTATATTGCTATTTTTAAGAAATGTTTCTACAATCAGTGATTGTTCACGCCTACGTGATTCAGAATAATGAGTACAAGGTTTTACATCACCCCATGTAGATGCTGCAAGTTTAAGTGCTTGTTCCTCTGTTAATCCACCTGTACAAAATTTATGGTGATGATAATCGAATACAATAGGTATACCTGTATGAGCGTAAACACCATTGTATAAATCGACAACAGAATACATTGATGCTTTATCGTCGTTTTCGACAGTTAGCCTTGATTTTGCTGATTCTGATAATTTATCGAAATTTTTGCAAAACCTAACAAGTGCAGTTTCTTTATTTCCATAAGCGCCACCGACATGTATATTGATTTTTGCCATACGTGTACGTGGTAAACCCATAAGGTCCATAATCTGGCCAGTTTTATTAAGTTCGTTCCAAGCACCTTCTACTGTTTTTTGTGTAGGTGAAGCGAGAACTGTAAACTGACCTGGATGAAACGATAAGCGCTGACCATAACCTTGAGCAAGGTCACCGGCCTGCTTTAGAAGTACACATAATTCGTCATAACCTGGTAAGTCTGTAAATTCATATTCAGACATCCAAGGGTATATTTCGCTAGACATACGGAAAAGCTTGATTCCATTATCTTCATTCCATTGAATGATTTTTATTAAGTCTTTGGTATTTTGTATACATAATTCTGATACATAATCTAGACCTTTTGTATCGAATGTACGCCTAATCATTGAGCGTCCTGTATATATACCTTGTTTGCGTAGTTGCATGTTAATACATGCGTATCCTAATTGTTTTGCCATATTCTATAATATAATAAATTTAATTGACATAGAGAAATTATTTCCATAAAATTTGTATACATACCAACGTTGTTGCTAAAACAAGTGATATTGCAGTTTTAGTAGATATACCTTCACCCATAAAACACCAAGTTAAAAGAGTAAACGATATCATACCTGTACCAAATCCTATAAACCTACCTGGCCATAATAATCCATCAAAATACCCTACAACATGTTTTGTTGCATAAATAAACATATATGAAATTATAGTTCCAAATACGATTGATAAAAATAAGGGGTTTTTGTCAAACCATTTCCAGAGAAATTGTCCATTGGTCTGAATCCAGATAAGTGACTGGCCTACGGTGAAAAGTACTATCGCTAGTGTCAATTGGTTCATTTTTTAATTTGCTTTTATTATTAAGTATTTTTTATTTATATATAAATATAACAAAAATTTCCGAGATATAAAAATATTTCAGCGATTATTTTTTTATTTTTATATGTATAACTTCTTTTATTGACGTATCAATTCGTCTTAATCCATCGTCATTTGTAACTAATATACTATTTCTGTAATTGTCCCAATCTAATTGATATGTAGTATCTAGTACACCATTATTAACAGTTTTAATACATTCATTTAATGCATTAATTGTATAAAGAGTATTTGTTTGTTTTTTTCTATGTAATGAAATAGTATCTGGTAAAATTTCTATTTCTTTAGATGCATCAATATTATATGTACACATCAATTCTGATTTATTTTCTTCATTATTAAGTACAAATATTTTATTGTATAATATATCGTAAATATCTATAATTTTATCAACTGTCTTTGTTAATAATTTAGCTTTTGTAAATGTGCATAATAGTTGTGTTTTCATTATATATCACCGCCTTTGGTTTGACTAGCAGGCATTATTAAAAGTCTAACGCCAATCATAAGTCCATCTTTAGTTTTCATTCTAGATTCTCCTGTGTATCTTGCAACTAAATATGGTTCATATATTTCTGAAAAAGATGGGAATTTTGCACCACCACCATATATTTTTGGATTCCACATAATATGACCTGCACTACTTACATCCATGTGTACAGCTGTTGCAGTACCATCTGCGTCAACTGCAAAACCTACTGAAAACGCTGTATTGTCTTGCATTAAAATATTACAATTATTTGTTCCTGGCTTTCCTGTAAAATAATCGTTTCCAAATATTGACATCATTGCAACATCTTTTCCTGCCTGGCCTGCTTTTAATACAGACCTTCGTCTCGACCAACCTTTAGCATCAGAACCTTCTAATACATATAATTTTTTTGGTTTTGCAGATTTGACAGCAGCCATGTGCTTTGCCCATATTTGAGCATTTTGGTCTTCAGGTACTATTTCTTTTCCATTACTTATAACAATAAATTTTCCACCTTGTTTTTTTATTTCAGTTACATTTTCATATACCTTTGCTGATGGTGTAGATTGTACAGCCTTTCTTACAGCCTCAACAAAACCATCCATCATCTTTTTAACACCTGGTACTTTTTCTATTTGAGATGTGAACTTTTTATTGTAAAAACTAGATATCGAACCGTATTGTTGAAACGCTGCTTTTAATTCATTTCCTGATGGGTCGAACATAGCTCCGTGTTTATAAGAAATAAAGAATGTTGGTTTACCTCCTACACCAAATGCTAAATCTGATTTTGGTACACCATCTACTTTTGCGCCTCCATCAATTTTTACACCTGTATTTTTTCCTTTTATAAATAAAGGTAAAGATTTTTTATTTCCTAGATTAGTTTTCATCCAGCCTTCTAAATTTTCAATTTGCATATTTTCATATCCAATACCTGGAGCTATTTTACCTTTTATCTCTGCACCCATTTGCAATAATTTAAGTAGTGTGTGTACTCTAGACAAATGCTTATCAGAACCTTGTTTTACCTTTTTAGATAATTGACAAATTCTTTCACCAAAACTAGTTCTTACTTTAGTTATAGAACCTGCAGTTGTAATTATAATCTTTCCTTCTTTTGACATTGCAGATTTTATATCTGCTAGTGACCACTCTTTTTTATTGACATTGTATGTATTCTTACTTCCTGCTACCAATGTAGCTGGTGTTAATTTATAAATTTTATCAACATCATCTTGAGTTATATCAGTACCTCCTAGCTGCTGAACTATTTTTAAGTCAAATATACCTTTGGATTCGTTTATACTGTTTATATAAGCAGATATGAATTCTTCTGAATATTTATTGTCTCGTAATACAGACTCTAAAAGTTCTAGATGATTTCTGTTTTTAGGGTCAGGCATACCATTGTTAACACGCCATGCCCATTCTTTTACTAAATAATTTATATTCACAATGTTCTCCTATCTATATAAATATCAAATTACAGGTCCAAAGACCTCATATTATGATAGTCTCTACCAACCTTGAGTTTAGAAGGAAATAACATTAACTTACTAATTTTTTTTAGAAGTGATTTTTCATTTGGGTCAATATCAAATATAAATGCATCGTATACATATAATACCATTTTACTATTATATTTTTTCAATAATGTTAAAATATCTTTAAGAGCTTTACAATTCATTTCTGTTTCATAAGCCTGTATTAAATAATTAAACAATTTTTGAGGATTCATATTTTCCAAATTCTTTTTATATAACTTTCTTTTCAAGACCGGTGTTTCTATATAACCTTTACTATTATAAATATCCCAAAGTTCAGAAATGTAATTTGATATTTTGTCAAAATATTCTATATGTCTAAACTCTTTTGGTATTCCGCCATAAAGAATTTGAAAGCTTATTTTTTTAGATTCATTATATTGTTCTTTTGTTAACGATTTTGAATCAAAGTATAGTTCACCTAAATATTTATGAAAACTACCTTCAGGTTGTTTTATACCTATCAAGTTCGCTATTAGTCTAAGATGGTAAGCATCAAAGTCAAATTCTGCCAAATAACCTCCTGCAAATCTACTTATATATTTTTTACGAGTACCATCTTCTTTATTAAGAGCTGCATAATTTATACCTTTATTAGAATTAGATGGCCGGCCTGTTGTTGTAAAAGGATTGTATTTTGTATATTCATATCCATCTTCAGTATATAAACCATTTTGTTCAATTTTTCTAAAGGTGGCCACTATATTTTCATTATAGTCTATAATATCCTTATCAGGTACACCCTCTAATGCATGCGAGAGAGAGTCTAGATACTGTATTTCTTCTTCCTGTTTGGTTTGTGGTATAATATCATATATGTTATATCTATCACCATATAACCTTTTATAGAACTTATTTATAGGTAATTCGATTTTGCTTTCGTCAATATGTTTATTATGATAAAGATAATATTTTACCTTAAGCAATTCTTTAGTTTCATTTAACATGTATATAATATAACAAAAATATTTGATATATAAAAATTATTCGTCAGGAACATCTATCTTAGGTTGATATGCAGTATCTGCTTTTTTGATAGGTATAAGTAATTGATGAGGCTGTTCTGTATGATATTTACCTACCATAGGACCACGTTGTGGATGTATATGATAATAACCTTCATATTCTACATTATCAGGAATTCTTGTAAATCCTGACTTCCAACCTTTTCCTAAATGAAATTCACCTCCTGGTGTATATAAATTTTCTTGAGCTCTCATAAAATCTGTAATAGCTACTACATCTGCTATACCTTTTGCTTTTAAGTCTGCTTCTGCTATATTTGCTCTATTTATATCTAAAGCTTTATATTCTAAAAAGTGTTTGTATTTTGCAAAATCTACAGTCTCTATATATACTGAACTCTGTCCTTCAAGCTTATCGTATTGGTCTTTATCAACTTCATATATATTTTCTTCCCATCTTACAAAATGTCTTATACAAAATCCTTTACCATAATCTTTTTTAGTAGGTTGAAAATTTATATGAGTTGGTTGAATTAAATATTTAATATATTCTGGTTTTAGTTTATCGTACTCTCTTTTTATTTCATCTTCATAAGGATTATCTCCATCTAATGCCATAGCTAAACGATTGTTTATTTCAACGTACCTTGTTAATTTTGTACCTGCATAAACTCTACCTTTCCATTTTATAATAGGACCTGAATAAGCTTTACCTTGTCTCTCACCTACATCGTACATATATGTACCTTTTACAGCAAAATCATATTCAATATGTTTTTCTTTATATATTCTCATATTTATTGCTCTCCTTGAAAGTTAGCTTTTCCATCTTGATATTCCGGACAATCTTTAACATCTTCTTCAGTTAATAATGTGTATGATATATAGTCTCTTGCGTTTCCTGATGAAGCTTCCATAAGAGGTCTTAATAAGTTATTCATTTCATGCATATCATTTTGACTTGCAAATACCTGACAACCCATTGACCAAGTTCCTACTTTACTACCTCTTTCTCTTCCAGTATTTCTTGCATTATCTGTCCACTTTCTTGTATTACTTGCTCCAATTGATTCAAAGCTTTTTAATAAGTTCTTACCTACAGAACCTCTATGTATATTATAACCTGTACCTTTACCTCTATGCGTGCCTGTTCCTGATAAATCCCATACTGTATCACCGTCGTTATTTCTTATTACTGGTAAACCACCTTTATTATTATATCCTTGGGCTTGTCTTCCTCCAATATTCCACGGTTTATTTTTACCATCATATTTTCCTGAATTGTGGCCAGAATTTGTTCCCCACGATAATAAATATTGACCTGCCAAAAGAACACCAACACCTTTTGGTTGTTTCCCCTTCCAAAATTGGTCACCTTGTTTCTGTGCATCATGACCTGTTATTGTTGTTGCATCCCAAGGACCTCCTATAATAGGCTCTCCTGCAGGTTCACCGTTTTCATGAGGTTGATACCAAAGAAGTATTAAATCTGTAAATCTGTTTGTTGTTGCACCGTCTTCTCCTAATCGTCTTATTCCAATTAAATTGTACATTGGGTCCCATGTATATCCTCTCTTATCGAATGCATCCATTAAGCAGTTTTCTTGTACTTCTTCATTTGGACGTTCTTCTGGTTCTTTTTCAAAATCATCAGATTTTTCTTGAGTCTGAGGTTTTATTGCAGGGCTATAATTTGAAGCAGCACCTATAGCACTTGTGTATGCTATATCTTGCTCAGGTAATATTAACCTTGTTGCAACTTTTGTTGTCCAATCTTTTTGGTCAATAGTATGTGACACATCAGATATCATAAATATATGACCTTTTGGTAGTATTTTAGCATCTATTATTTGGTCAACAGCAAATTGATGTCCCCAAGTTATACCTGATAAACCGTCAATTGTCATATCAAAACCAATAGGTATTGTTACAGCTTTATCTGTATAGTGGTCTTCTACATCCGTATCCATTGATGCCCAAAATGAATTCATTGTAGATTTTGCAGTATCAACAGATTCTTCTGTAATATCTTCAGATAAATCTATTAAAGCATCTTTTAAGTCTCTCCAAGACACTGTTTCATCTGGACTTTCATTTTTTGTTTCTGAACAATTTACTGTATCTGCTAGTGCAGGCTTAGGACATGATTCTGCTATTTGTAGATTTTTTATTACTGTATCTGTAATTGTATTACCATATATTCTCCAAACTTTTTGAGATTTATTTGTTGCTTGTATTCCATCTGGATTTGAATGACAACCCATCATAATTGAATGTTTTAGTGTATCATCTATATCTGTAGACATACCCCAATCTCTTGCTATAGAGTTTACAGTACCTACATCAATTTTAGGTATTTTTTTAGATATATTTGTTGTATCTAAATCAACTACCATAAGTCTTGATACATCATCTGGATGTTCAACTAATTTAAGATTCCATCTATCACCTCCACATTCATTAACACCTTCAGCAACCTTCATTACAAACTCGTTAATTGTTTCAGATTCGTTATAACACGTCCAAATAAAGTCTGTGTTTAGAAGTACTTGTCCTAATGTACCATCCCAAGTATCCCAGTTTTGCAAACCTGAAGCTTTTTCAATTCCATAATCTTTTGCTGTATAATCTAGCTTGTCATCTCCTTTGTTTTTTCCTGAACCCCAATGTAAATATCCTGGAAATATACATACCCAAGGATTTGTCGAGCACCAAACTTTTCCAGCTTTATTAGGAAAAGGTAGTTTAGTATCACTACTATCTAATCTCCAAATAAACTTGTCGAAATAACCATCTTTTTGTACACCTATTGCTTCTCTAGCATCATCTTTATAATTTTCTCCTACCGTCGATAGTCCTGATGTAATACATATAGACTCAAACCATTCCCATGTTACATAATAATTAACAGTTGGAGCTCCAAAGAATACTCTAATTTTATCCCATAAAGCCATTAACTGGTCTATAAAATCAGAAATACCTTGAGTGGCATCGTTAATCAGCTTACAAGCCCACATGAAGTCTGCAGTAAACCTTAAAGTAAATCCAACCCATCCACCGGTAATAGGATTTGTGAATCCAACATCTTCAGATACTGTCCATTTCCATTTATGACAATCGTTAATTAACGGCAAATCACTTCTCCTTTATTATATGTCTTTATCTTCATCATATTCTTGGTCATATTTAATTGACGTTCCAACTTTATTTCCATCTGAATCTTTCCATACTTTACCAGGTCCTTTTGACCTCATAAACGCTTCAGCTTGATTTTTTAATGCTTGTTTAACCCAGCCTCCTTTTGGAGATGAATTACTTTCACCACCACTTTGACAACCGCATGATTTTGGAGTAGGCAGTTTTATCTCTCCTGCTACAAATGTTTTTGCAGGTGATTCCATTGTTATTGTACAGTCATACCCTTTACCATCTGCACCACCTCCAGCTGACTTTGACCAATCAAATTCAGATATAAGTCCAACAAGTCCATCACATGAACCATTTGATTTTACAACCCATTTTTTAATTTTAGCCTGTATTGTATGTAAAGACGTTCCAGAAACATCAGGTGAAGAACTTACAGATTTTCCACTACTTTGCATATTCCATCCCCATAATATTACAGCTGACATACCAGGAATAAAAAAAGCTTGTTGAGCCTGCCTTAATTGTTGAGTATTATAAACTTTGAATTTTACTTTTGCTCTACGCATAGAACCTGCGGTTCCTGTTGTAGTTATTTCTAAGCTTTCTAAAGAAGGTGCGGCAGCTATAATACCATCAACTTCTCTATACATATTTTCTGGTGTCCAAGAATTACTTTCACCGCTTATTTCACCTAGACCTGCAGATGAATTACTTATAAGTTTCATCCACGACCTTTTTTCGGCCTTCCACTTTGTCCAACCTCCTTGTTTACCTCTGGTTATAAAAACATCTTTTAACCAATCAGGTAATGCTATTCCATTAAACGGATTTGCCATTTTCTAAAACCTCTCATCAAAACTTTCATCTAAAGTTTGAGTTATATTACTTAATCTATCTGGATGTGGTATTCTAATTTTTTTACCTGGCCTAACATATAAAGTACCTTTTCCTATATGATTTGCAGCTGCAATAATCCACCACAAACTTACATCTTTATAATATGCATAAGCGTATGTATCTAGTCTATCACCATCCCTTACCTCTATATAAATATCATCTATATGTCTTTCTATTTTAGGATGTATTATTGTACCTCTAACTCGCTTGTCTCTATCGTTAAAGTTTTTTGTATTTTTCTGCTTGTTGTCTTCGTATCTTCTCATAATATATCCTTTTATTCTGTAGCTGGTTCTTCAATTATAGATTGTTTGAAGAATCTACCATTTGCGTTCCAAATACCACCATCATCATTTGCAAGGAATTTACCACCTAATGTAACAGAAAACAACATAGGTAATTCATGCTCTATTGTTTCAGCAGCTCCATCTCCATCCATCCAACCTTCTAATCTACCATGAGCTATATCCCAACCTCCTTCTTGGTTTATTGTATAATCAAAGTCTGTTAATAATGTAGGTAATTCATCCCATAAATCACCTACTGTTATATAAGTTATATTACCTCCTGCAACTTGAGCAGATGTAATTGTTGGTGAAGCGTGTCTCATTATTGTATCTAGATTTTGGAAATTCTTTTTTAGCTCTTTTACTGTAAATGCAGGTACAGTAATTTTTAATGACCACGCACGTGATATTTTATCGAATATATAAGAATCTGCTGGATTACCTGAATAACCTACTGTTGAATATGATGTAGATAATTTATCTGACATGTCTTCTATATAAGACCTTAATTGTACTGGCGGTACATTTCCATCTTCTCTACCTAATATCACTCTTACAAAATCACCTTTCGACGGGTCTTCTTCACCTGTTAGATATGACATACCTGGAGTTGTTGCACCATAATCTGGCATACCACCTGCCCATCGTAAAATAAATGCCTTCCTTCCTTCATAAGTATTATAGTCATTATCTACTTCAAACATTGCTGAAGCTGAAGGTTCAAAATTTTGATTTCTAAAATCTCTGAATTTTTTAGGTGTTCTTCTAAAATGTGCTATATCATCGTATGACATAACATTAAATAAACCTGATACATTACCTGTTTTTGATGAAGCACCTATATCATCTAAACTATTTAACTCTTTTATATTTTCTTCAATATATCCTGGAGTTCCTTCTTCACCTCCCCAATATTTATCAAAATCTTCTCTTGCAAAAATTGGATGGCCTTCACCTTTATTATCCTCTGAGTATGTTTTTAGATGGCTTTCATCTCCTTTCATAGCCTCAGACCACTCTCCGCTAGCTAAAGCTTTAGCATAAGGCGTTTCCGGACTATAAGGCATGATTGTACCTTCACCTGTTACTACTTCTTGGCCAAAGAAAACATCAACACCTGAAGTATGCTTAAAAAATCTTGTTTGTCCTATTCCAAATAATGATTTAGGTCCCATCAAGCCTGATAGCATATCAATTTTAGAACCTGGTGTTTTCCCTACTCCTGCAATACCTGTACTCATTTCATCTAACATCAGTACTAATCTATTTTTTGAGCTATCAAGAGTGTCACCTTCATTATCTAAATCTGTTATAAGTTTTTCGTATTTGCTTCCTTCGCCATTAAATGGTCCAAGATAGTGTCTATCTATATGTATACCTAATGCGTTTGCTGGTACTTGTAAAGCAAAAGAAAGTGGATTAAATATTCTACCTCTATGTAAACCTAATTTCCATTCACTTCTAGGATTTGTTAATTGTAAACCAAATTGTTTTGCCATAAACAATAAGCCATCAGGACTTATTAAATATTTTCCAACTCTTATTGTATCTATAAGAGGTGATGTTATCATACCTATAGCACCATTTACTGGGTCTAATGAAGGTAAGAATCCTGGAGAATCTGGATTTTTCTCACCATTACCTCTTTGCATACCTCGCTGTATAAAAGGTGATTCACCAAATAATGGAGCTCGTGGATTATTTCTTTTAGCTTCGTCTCGTAAATTTACAAATTTATTTTTTCCAACCTTCTTATATAAACCATCAACTAAATCTTTGTTACTTAATATATTTGCTCTTGGTATCAATGCTGCAGCAGGTACGGAATTACCTCCTTGATTTATTTCATCTGGCAGCCTTCCTGTTGTTGCGTCTCTAACCATTGCAAATTTATCCATATATTTAGGAGCAGATACTCCCATAGATTCCGGACCTCCTAATCTAGTATGTGTCCATATAGAAGAACCTCCAGCTGGAGTTTGCTTGAACTCCATTTTATACATCATATTTCCAGGTGTACCTTCAATATGCATAAATCCGCTTTCGTTATTATTCATATGAGTTATCAGCTCTCCTTTGGAAGAGCCAAATATTTCTTTTCTATCCTTATATTGCTTATTAACAATTAGCTCTAATAATGCTCCATCTTTACTTGGTGATAACTGGTCTATTTTATGCATTATACTAGTTCCAGTAAAAGGACCTCCGTGTGTATGGTCGCCTGAAGGTAATGGTTCTTTTGTTGTAAAGCTTGGAGGCACTATATCTTTAATTGGCTCTTGAGTTGTATGAGCAGGACCTTGTTCTGCTGGCTTTAATGGATTTTGTGTTGAATATTCTGGTGCACCAGCTCTAGGTTTCAAAGGTTCTTGTGTTGAATAATCAGGAGCTCCTGCTCTAGGTTTCAAAGGCTCTTGCATTGAATATTCTGGAGCACCAGCTCTAGGCTTTAGAGGCTCTTGCATTTTTTCTGTATGTGGTTTTCCTTCTGTTTTTTCTCCTAGCGTAGCTGTTGAAAATTCTGGACCTTTTATACCAAATGCTTTATCTTTTGGAGTATGAGCCTGACCTTCTAAGCTAAACGCTTTATCTCTTCCTTCAATATCAGGACCTTTTATACTTGAAGCTTTATTTCTACCTTCAGCATCAGGCCCTGTTATTTTACTAGCTAATTTAGAAGCTTGATAATCAGGGTCAAAATTAAAAGGTTTTTGCGGTAATGGTGTTGGATAACTTACAGGTCTGTATACATCTTGCTGTATTGGTTTTATTGCAAAAGCACCTAGTGGATTCACACTTGTTCCAACAGGCTGTTTTCCTGCTGACCTATTTTTTAGGTATTCTTCTAGATTATTAAACTTAAATGCCATATATTATGTCCCCACTGGTCCAGATGCCATATTAACAACTTTACCAGCAACTTTACCATCAATTATTACTTTACCACCTTTTTTAAGTATTGATATCATTTCATCTAATTTTGCAACAACCTCATTTTCACCTCCACCTTCGTCTTCACCGCCTTTAGCTCCAGCTGCTCCTTCCATATCTCCAATTAAACCTAATTGAGCAAGTTTTTCAACAACTGGTAATAAAGGTTTTATCAATAATAGTGCGCCTGCAAATGCTACAAGTCCAAGTGACATTGCAAAAAATCCAGGAGTTCCTAATAACATTGATACACCAGCAACTCCCATAGCTCCCATCCCTGCTGCCATTAACAACATTTGTTCTCCTTGCATTAAATCTTTAGGCATTAATGATAGTGCAAGTCCAAATACTGTCATAGCTCCTGCTGCAACTATCATAGCTACAGAACCTGCAATTACAAATGGAGCAACAAATCCTAACATTGCGAATGCTAAACCTAGCATAGGTAATAGTCCTGCAAAGGCTACCATTGAATCGATAGGTACACCAGCTATTAAACTAAATGCGAATGCAGCTGGTATCATTGCAATTGATAACATCATCAATCCTGCAGCACCTATAAATATTGTTGGTAGCATTCCTATAAGAGCAAAAGCAAGACCTAGTGCTGATAAAACACCTACAAAATTCCACATTTCGTCCATAGGTGTACCTGCAATCATCTTAAATGCAACTGCTGCAAGTATCATTGCTGGAGCCATTAGTAACAATCCTATTGCTCCAATTGGTAATGTAGCCAAATATCCTATTCCTGAAAAAGCTAAACCTAATACTGTTAATACTGCTGCGAAATTCCATATTTCGCCCATTGGAATACCTTGCATCATTTTGAAAGATATTGCAGCCATTATCATAGCTGGTGCCATTAACAATAATCCTAAAGCTCCTACAGGAAGTGTACCTAACATACCAATTAGTGCAAATGCTAAACCTAACACTGTTAATACACCTGCAAAGTTCCACATTGACCCCATATCTACACCTGCTATCATTTTGAATGCAAACGCTGCAGGTATAAGAGCAGCACCCATTATCATAAGTCCAATAGAACCTTGCATTATATTTCCTGTCGCTTTACCCATTACTTTCATTGCCATTGTTAAAGCGAGTAGTGTAGCAATTCCTGCTAACGTACCTTCTATTGGAACATCTGCTAATAGCTTAAATGGTGGCACAAAAAATAACAACGCAACACCCATAAGAGCCATAGCTGTTACAGCCTTGAATACAGAACCCCAACTTACTGTTTTGAATGAATTGAAAAATCTTGATATTGCATTACCTTTTTTAGCAGGTACTTTATCCATTTTGGCTGTAAGTTTATTACCTCCATCCAAAGGTTTTTCCATCTTACCAATTAAGCCTTTGTTTGCCTTAAATCTCATATCTGGTTTACCAGCTTTGGTTAATGGTCCTGCTGCAGCTGCTGCTCCTCCACCACCAAAAGAAGCTTTCCAAATCATATGAGCTTTTTCCTTAACCCAATGTGCTGATGCTGCTATATATCTACCTACATTCAATTGTTTTAATGACGCAGCCGCGTTAACTGCAGATGCAATAAAGGTACCATTTTCCTTCCAATACTCTCCCATCTTTTGTACCCATGCCATATTTTTTGCCCAACCTTCTGCTTGTTTTTCTCCTGTCTCTGTTAAGCCTGCTGCAAGATTTAGCTGCTTTTGTAGTTCTCCTGTAGATACTCCCATCATATCTGCTGCAGCTTGTCTTTGGTAATAATCCATTTTATTGAATGCTGTAATACCACCAAGTTGATTTAGCATTTCTTTATATGATTCTGTTTCTTTTCCAGCATACATTAATTGTTGAGCTCTAGATATATTGATATTTCTACCTAACAATACAGATAATTGCATAGCTGAATTTCTAGCATTATCTAAATCCATTATCTTTTCACCAAATGCCGCTACTTGCGAAAGGCTTGCTCCCATCTTGTTGGCTTCTACTGCTGCTTTACCAAGCTCTTCAACTGTTTTTGTACCAAACTGAGCCATCATGTCCATATTATCAGCAACGTCTTTCATTACCTTTCCTATAGGTAATTTCGCACCTCTTGCAAGATTAGCAACTGTTTCTAAACTAGCTTTACTCTGAGCCATAGTTTCACCTGTTACAAGCATATTTCTTGCAAGAAGCTTACCAGTTTCTTGTTCAGTTAATCCTATTGTAAATGCTAATTTTGCAGCTTCAGCTGCAGCTTCTCCTGTAAGTCCTTTTAGATTTCCAGCACCTTCAGCCAATCCAGCCATTGCTTCTGATGTCTGTTTCATACCTATACCAAATATTGCACCTTGAATATTAGCTGACAACATTGAAGGACCTAATGACATTGCTTGACTTGCAGAAAGTCCCATGCTTTCTCCCATCTCTTTTAGCGAGCCAGCAAATTTTGCTGTTTCAGCTGTAAGAGATATTAAAAATAAACCACCTGCAATTTTTGGGTCCTGTGCTATTTCCCAAAAGTCTTCCCATTTCTCTTTCCACTTACCTGTCCAATCATCTATTTCTTTTTCACGCTCTATTCTTTTTTGGTATTTCTCAAGTAAATCTTTTGAGTTCTTTACTCTTTCACTATTATTTATTGCCTCTTCTCTTTGTAAATCTTGAAGTTGTTCGGCATAGCTTTTTTCTTTTTCTTTTATTGATAAAAATTGTTTTGCTGTTGCGTACGTAGTACCCATTTCTTTGGCTATATCCCTAGTGACTTTAGCTCGCTTAATATCATCGTCAGTTATCAACTTTTTAGTATCAAGAATCTCACCAACAAGACTCTTAATATTTCTAGTTGACTCTTCTAACTGCTGCTGTCTTTTTAATTCATCGGGTGTAGCCATTTATTTATAATCCGTATTTATCCATTAAATCTTCGGCATCTGCTGTAACTTTTTCTATATGCTGAGATGCTTTTATATAATCTTCAACTTTCTTTTTTCCGTCTGGTGTTCTTGCTATCTTTTCCAAACCTTTTATAAACCTTTTATCGTTAGCTCTTTTTTGAGCTCGACCAATTCTATCAATAATTCTATCAAATAAACCTTCTTTTGTGATTTGTTTATTTTTAGAAATTTCTTCTTTAATCATTTTTATGATTTGTTTTCGTAGAATACTGTCACTCATGACATCTCTCCTTGTATATTATTAGTTTTATATAAATATCAAGAATGATGTTTTTTTAATATTATTTAGATGGTCTACTAGGCATACTAGGTCTTGAAACACTTGGTTTAGAAGGAGGTTTAGCAAATGATGGTATTTTAGGCGGACCTGTAGTACGACCTTGACCTTTTTTGGCCTTTTCCATCTGTTCATTTTCTTTTTTATGCTGTGCGTCTAACTCTCTATAATAAAATATTCTGAGATATACAGGCATATTATAAACATCGTCGTGAGAAAACCCACCATTGCTAAAGTACAGAAGTTGAAATATCTGTTTATGTAGAATGGGTCTGTATTCAGACCCTAGGCCAAAAAAACTCAACGGTTAAAGGAATTTGTACAGAACCTTCGTGTCCACATTCATCGCATTCGAAGTAATATGTCATATCAATATCTGGAGTAACAGCATCTAAATGCTTTCTAAATGCTAATGAATCTCTAGATATAAATTCATTTTCAACAAAATTATCTATTGTTTTTCTATCAGTTTCACCATCAATAGATACTATCATTGCTTTTAATCTACTTGTTAATTCATATGATACCTGTGTAGAACGAGTCTGCTTTTTCTTTCTTTTAGCTAATTCAGCAACTTTAGCTTCGTCAGAATGACTTAATATTTTGAATTCTATATTTCTTTTACTTAAAGGTAGTTGATATTCAAAAAGATTAGAATATTCTGCAGTTATATCTTGATTTCTATTTTCTAATTCTGCAAGATTTATAACTACTTTATTTTTAGCACCACAAGCAGGGCATGTCACTTCTACAGGATAATCAGCACCGTAACCTAATATTCTTGCTGCAACCATAACAGCATTTTTATCTCCTAATATTAAATCATCATAATTTACCTTTTTACCTTGTCCATTTCCTACAATAAGTGAACGTAAAAGCATATCAATTACAACACCTTTTTGTATTAAATTTTGAGAAGTAAGAATGTCTTCTTCTTTTGCAGTCATATATTTCATTTCTATTTGACCAGAAGAAAGTGGATGTTCCTTA